GCCAAATTGTACTTTATGCAGCCAGACAGCTCTCCACTTGTCTAGACCGTTCCTTTTGATTCTTCCATAAAAGCCATGACCCATATATGGTGCTATGTCATTTTTATTGGCAACCATCTCACCGCCTGCACCGATGGTATGTCCCAACATAATAGCTTGTTTGTCTAATGGTAATTCATTGAGTCCAAGTGTTATAGTGCCATCTATAAAACTTTGGTCTACTTCATCTATATCATCATCAGCAAATAATTTTACATTATTTTTATTTATTGCTATACCCGCACTCATCGCTTTTGCTATTACAAATCCGTCTGTGTATGCGCCTGTACTTGTGTTATAAGTAGCTGCCACGGGATATTTTAAGCCGATTTTTTTCATCTTTCATCCTCTCCTATTCTATAATTAATTCTATTTTTTCATCAAATTTCTTTTGCATTTCTTCTAATGCCCTTTTCTTGCTGCGATTAACCGCTTTTCTTATAAATGGGTTCTTTTTTCTAACACTTGAACCGCTTTCAATAGCCCTTGCAAGCAACTGATTAGGTAATCCTTTTGGATATTTTTTTGAAGGATAACTTCCGTAACCGTCAAATCCTATTTTAGTGTTTATATTGCCTCCAGAATCAACATCAGGCGGTGTAATTCCTAAGCTGTCATCCAAATCTTTAAGTCCTCCGGAAGTTACAACATTAAATTCGTCTCCGTCTTTTAAAGGTCTTAAACTGTCAACCGGTAGACTTCTTAATGCGCTTCTTATCTCATCCGCAACCGGCTGCGCCCCTGCCATAACAACATCCTTTGCAATTTTCGTTGACATGTTTCCAAGCTTTGACAACTGTAATTCCAGTTGGTCTGTGCCTTTAATAGTCATCTTAGCCATTAAATCAACTCCCCTATTAATTCAAAAATCCACTCATAATGAATGTATCCGGTATCTTGCTCGTGTTGAATAGAGCTTAGTCTCCAAGACACATCAATAGAATTTAATTTTTGCTGAATTAAAACAACATTATCGTCATATTCGGTTTTGGTAAAATAATCAATAGTTCCTTCAATAACCTGTTCATCTTTTTTATTATCGGCATTTAAGGAGCTTGCTTCATTATCCTCCGCCCAAACAATATATTTGTCCGGCTTGCCCTTAGCCTCGTAATGAAAAACATCCGGAATAACTTCAAGCAAGGCATCTCTTAAATCACTTAACTTCATAGGCCACCTCCAGACGTTCTAATGACAAATCCATGCAAGGCGGTTCTATATCTTGAATGTACTGCAGCTGTACAATGTCATATTGTTGCCCTTCCAAAATAGCCACATCGTGAGTAGTTATAGAATTAACTCTTGGTGCTCTTATCAATTGCTCAATTTGTGCTTGCTCCTGCTTAGCTGTCCAAAATCTACTCATGCCTACTGTGCGCTCTTCATACCTCAAATTAGAAATCTTAATAGTCAGTCCGTCTTTCGGCATGTTGCCTGCTTCGGCTATATTGCCAACACTGTAAACGTCTACTGTGCCGTCATTAAACGTCTGTGTCAGGGTTTTCGGCTTCATAGGCATCCACCTCCGATTCTATCTGTAAAGATAGCAGTTCGTGTAAGTAATTTTGCTGGAACATTTCAAGAGCATTACTTCTTACATACCGGCAATAATCAAACAACAGTTCTTTAGGTTTGTCCTCTGTCTCAAAATCTAATTCTTTACCTGCAACTCTATTTAAATACTTTTTTCCACGTTCAATCATTCCGTTAAGTTTCAAATCTGTCTCATTATCGTCCCACGTTATGTCCAAATAATTTTTTACTTCATCAAGTAAAGCCATTAACATCACCGCCTAAATTACGAAATATTCTGATTTAATCGCTGGTTTTACCTCATCCACGCCGCCGCTAAACAATACCTGGCTTTCTAAAACAGCCATAACTCCAGCTGTATCATCTACAACAGTGAACGGCGCGCCCTCGATTGCTTCAATGGCAGCTTTAACTTCTGCCGCCGTCGCATCAACAACTGGATATGCTCCGCCCTCAATACTAACAGGCGCAATGACCGCATCATGCACACCGGCTCCATAGTTAGACGCTGCTGTAAATAATGCTTTGAAGTATATATTTTCATTAAGTGCATTTACAATGTTTGCAACTGTGTTTTCGGTATCGTCGGGGTCTCCGTTTTCGTCCGTTCCCAGCGATATAGTAATTAATCCGGTATCGGGGTTCATCCCGACGGCCAGAGGAAGGTTGTTGCCCGATTGAATTTGCATATCAATCGAATAACCTTCAAGTTCGCCAACTTCTTTCGCAAGAATGACTATACCGTTTGTACCTACGGTTCCGATTGTTGCGGTTGCTTTGGCTCCTGCGCCTGTTCCAAGCGTAATTGTAAGCACGCCTTCGTCAAAAGACGCTTCAGTATCCGCATTTGCTCCCTCACCTTTAATAGTTACTACCTTGTAATCATTTGCATATACTCCGGCAGGGTCCGCAGTTATCGTAACTTTACCACCGCCCGCTGTAGTATTGTCTATCACCGCTTTTGCGGATACAGCAGAAACAAGCGCGTCAAAGGTAAAGGTATCAACAGTATGAGATGTTATTTTTCGCACATATTCAATGCCTTCAACTATAATTTTTATAAGCTTATCCTTAAATAAATCAGTACTCATATTTTTTTTATCATCAACTAAAGTGGTAGTAGTTCCGCCGGAAGCTCTACCGGATAGAATAGAATTCTCTATCACTTTTACATTCCACAAATTCATTTCTTCGCACCTCTTTTCTTTACTGTGCTTTTTGCTGCTGTCGGTTTGGTTTCTTCGGCAACCTCCTCAACTAATTTAAAAGTTGAATTTAATTTTTTATATCGCTCTTTTGAGACAATGAAGGTGTCGCCCGGCTTGCGAGTAACACCTTCTTTTTTATCAACAAAAGGCCTTAATACTATAGCCTTCATTATACTATCGGCGTATAGGTCAGCACTATTACATATGCCTCTTGTTCAACAGAATCTACAGTAGAAGTTATAGTAATCACATTCGCGCCAGCTGCCAAGGTTAATGCATATGCGTTATTAGCTTTAGTGACTACATTTGCCCCATTTTTAACTACTACAACTGCATTCGGGTCTTTAGTTGTTAAAGTCATAGATGCTACGTTATTATCACCAGCCGCTGAAGCGTCAGCTACTGCTCCGCTATATGCGTGTATATTTTCATTGAATACACCGATATTTACAGCAGCAGTCAATTCGTCTGTAATTGCAAGTGTAGCTAATCTTGCATCGATATAGTCTGCAACTCTCACAATAGGTGCTGTTGGCCTAAGGTTAGTGATATCAACAACCTTGAAAGAACCACTATCTAAAGGCTTACCGTCTCCATAAAGCTTGGTCAGATAATATCTATCGTCCTCTAAGAATTTGTAATGGTCAGAGTATTCAATTTTTCCACCTTGCCCAGTCCCTAAGCCAAAGAAATATCTCTTGCCAAGACCGATTATAGCTTTGTTAGCCGGTACATATACGGATTGAATTAGCTTAGTCGGATGTGGGAATCGAGAAACATAGCTTCCATCAGGCTGAATCTTCATAATAGCAGGCATAACTTTTGTGTAATAATCAACCGGATTACAGATAAACAATACTTCATTTACTGTCCTATATAATCCATTAGGACCAACTGCCAAGGCTGCTAAAATGCCACCATAAGTATCAGGGCTAATTTCATTCATTGGCACTGCTACAAGGTCTGGATAGCCGTTTTGAGCATGGAATACTCCGTTAGGGTCTTTAGTCATTCCTACAGGCTCATCAACTCCAGTTCCGAGGATGATTGCCTTTTCAAGTCCGTTAGAAATTGCTTCAAGAAGGATAGTTCTAACGTATCTATCAATCCATGTAGGACCTATCTCAAGCATAGCCTTGCATATTGGAATAAACGCTGACAATTTGTTTTGTGCTAAATTAATAACATCCGTTCCAGCGGTCAATTCTTTTACGATTGTATCGCACAACTTACCCCAAGTAGCTAAATGCCTTCCATCTTGGGTAGAAATAAGGATTTCTGTCAAAATTCCAGTGTTTTGGAAGTTAATTTCAGTTAAAAGCGGATGAGCCTCTTGAATATCCTCAAATATTGAATCAATAACAGTTGTTGGAAGCGTTTCATCAATCAAAGTCAATGCTTGTTGAGGATTGCTTGATTTCATTGCATCAATCACTTTTTCGTAGTATTTTGTTTCCTGTGAGGTCAAAACTCTTGCGCCTCTTCCTGCTAATATGTTGTTGTCTGAAGCCTGAACATAGCCTTGAGCTTCAGCTAAAACTGCCTCTTGCAGCATATCTGTGTATTCAGTGAATGCTGCTTGGAACGCTTCATCGTTCCCGTCTTTTATTGCCTGGTTAAGTTTGTTCATAATTTCGGCTTTTTGTAAAGCCAATAAATCTTTGTTTTTCATATCTTGTTGCTCCTCTCTTATTTTAAAATTGATAAAAATATTTTTTGTGCTTTGTTTTCTTTTGGTTCTGGTTCAGGCTCAGGGTCCACCGAGTTAATCGGTTCCGGTTCTAACTCTGGTTCCTTTAAACTTTGAGCTAATTCTCTGATTTGAGCCGCTAAGGCTCTGTTGTAATTCAATTGCTGTTCTAACGTCATATTAGCTTTCTGCAACATTTGCTTAGCCTCGGTTAAATCCGCTTCTCTGCTTAGTATTTCATCACAGAAGCCGTATTCTAAGCATTGCTGAGCTGTAAGCCATGTTTCAGTTTCTAACAATTCTTTCAATTTGTCCTCAGTTATTTTGCCATTAGACTTATCCAAATAAGCTTGTCTATTGCCTTCCATGATAGTGTCTAAATCATCAGCTGCTTTTCTTAATTGTCTGGCGTTGCCATATACAACATTCCATGCATCATGAATCATCATCATTGTATTACTAGGCATAATTACTTTGTCACCAGCCATAGCAATTACAGAGGCTACACTACAAGCAAAGCCATCTACATATACAACTTTTTCAGCCGGATGTCTTCTCAACTGGCTATATATAGCTGTTCCTTCAAACACACTACCCCCATACGAGTTGATGTATATGTTAATCTTTTTTGCATCAGGGTATTTGTTCAATTCTTCTCTGAAATGATTAGCAGATGTTTCACTTTCTACTAATTGCCATTCCCACCAATCAAAATAATCCCCTTCAACATCACCATAAATATACATATCTAAAGTGTCAGCTTCAGCGGATTGCTTTATTTGCCATATTCTTTTGATTTTATTTGTCACCTACTC